GAGGGTCCGTCACATCTACAGAAACAGACACACCAACACGGTCATATCCTACTCCCGTGAAACCGCAATATCCATTCCATAATAACATACAGGGACATCCATATGCCGTGAAATGATAGTCCCACCCTAACCGTGTCCCCGAAATATATACACTCGCTCCCCCCTCTCTCTGTCCCACATCATAATGATGACTACTTTTAAATGCTATAAATGAAGTTCCTGAAAGACCGTCTTCATATTTTATTGCGAAACCATATACTCCATTCTCCCAATCTGTTCCACTCACTTGTTTAGTTCCTAACTCAGTCGTAGAAGAATTAACATCAAAAAATATAGGACAACTTGTGAATGATGCTGAAGGAACAGTATTCGGAGCGATGCCTGTAATTGTATCCGTCCAATAAGAAGAATTATTATCATTCAAATCATATCCTAATACTTGATGCTCTGAATCACGATTGACATGTAAAAAGAAATGATTGACCGAGTCAAATGTAGTGGGATTACTGAGTTGATCACTTCGTATCATATTGTCTGTATCAAATAATTCAGGATATCTTTGCTGAGCGACCGCTAATTTCTTCAAGTTCAAAAGATTTTCTTCGGTCCAAGGAATACTACTCAATAGAATATTAGGTCCCAATACATTACTCGCCGAGTTCCCTGTGTAGAATGTCTCTTGTAGGTCAAACCCTACAACGGGAAAAGAAGAACGACCTATTTCAAAAAGGTCAGGTCTTTTCACCCCTATTGTTTCGTGAGCACTAATATAAGAATAAACCGCAGGGTCAAAAGATAGAGACCCTATATGCTGATTAAAGTTTTGATAAGAAGAAATATCATAAGAGTCTATAGAAGCAACGCTATATGTTCTATTAACTTGATTATCTGCGTAGGTTGTGATTGGAGTGACGACAATATCTTCAGTTCTTAATAAGTCCTCAGTAATTTTTGATGATACATCATTATTAGAATTATATCCTGTATTCGCAACAGCAGAGACCAAGTTCTTGACTCTCACATATTTAAAAGTCGCTATATCATTAAAAGAAGCATTACCAGCATATCCACCATCTCTGAGTCCAAGTTTATAAGAAGCATTACTCATAGCAACAGATTCACCTGACGCATTATATCCATAACGTATCTGAGATAATGCTAAGTTCTTATTTGCTGTTAATTCACCTTCAAAAAGAGGAGATAAATGAATCACATCTGATAATTGAAAGATAGAATAACGAGAATTATCATTCCTTATAGAAGTATCATACGTGTCGTTTTGGAAGTAGGGTTTCGGCGTGACTCTATTGTCTGCTGTATTTAGAGAAGTATAATCGGGTCTCCTTTGAATATTCGCATCAAGAATCGTTCTGCTTCCCGCTCCCGCAAAAATATTTGAAGCACTACTATCTAAGTTCCTATTCTCATAAGTATAGTTCCACAACGCCGGTGCTTCTGTGTCCTCAACTCCCACAGAGGGAGCATAATTATAAGGCAACGGGATATAGAACTCCCCATTCGCATTTTTGTAAGGACTCATCACCATGTTAAGAGTATCATCTCTGTATGTAATAGTCTTAGATGCTGATACTCTTTGGTCTAAAATATATCCATTATAAATTTCATCTCTGTAAGCAAACCTGCTATCATCTGAACTATCTACTCCATTATGTTTTTCTATATTGTATTCTAATACCTGAGAAGCATTCAGAGTATCTATATCTCTTCCTATAATCTCAATCTCAGAACCCTCTGCTCCTAACTCACTAATATATGCTGAATGAACTCCTACAACATCTCCTGATTCCAACTTCAGTCCATTATTTACCTTATTTGTAAAGAGAGCATTATTAGAGTTATTACCTGATTTGACCTGCTCAGATGATAATCTATTCGCCTCTAAAATAAAAGTATTAGTGAAACCTTGACTACTCATTTGTTTATATGAGTATTATATATTAAAAAATAGAGGATAAAAAAGAAAAGTTATTTCATTTAAGCATATGTGATAGACATTCTTCCTGCCCGAAGTTCCGCCATGCGAACCATCTCAATATAGAGTCGCAGAGTGTGATTTCCAGAACCAAGAGTCTGATAATCTATGTATGCCTCTATGCCACGACTATTGACCCTCTCATTACGATTCAATCTGTTCGCAACATAAAAGAACTCATTAGTGAGTTGGGCGGTCTGAGACCTGCCCTCAAAATCACCCCCAAGAACAAGACCCTCTCCAGCATATTCCTGTCTCACTACAAAAGGAACCTTGCCCTCAGTCTGAACGACATTATGGAAATGACGAGCACTATTATCCACATCCACAGGGAAAAGGAAGTGGTCGTTATATCTCAGATTATAGGTGAGAGAACCATTCACCGATGCGTCCTGCTCCAGACCCAGAGAAGCATTCGGTCCTACCGAAGAGAAATTACAGAAGATAGAATCACTACCGTTCTTAGAATCCTTGCTTAACATCTGGAATACTTTATTACAGATTCTACCTGCTCCACCAATATTGAGGATAAGGTTGCGACCGCTTGTCTGGTCTATAGTTCTCTTAGCGAGACGATAATCCACGTAAGCAAAAGAGAGAACAGGGTTCTGTCTCTGATACTGTTCCATAATCTCCTGTGGATAGTAAATGTAATCTGCGACCATCTGACACTTGGTCTGTTCTATAAGTGCCGTGAAGTTATATACTCCCCCAGATGGGACAGCAAAACGATTTGAAGCATTCTGCTGAGTCCAAAAGAGTTCCAGAGAAACTGGTTCATCCATCATATAAAGGGGCAACTGCGAAGTCTTAAGGAATGGAAACAAGTCCGAAAGATTAACCTGAAAGACAGGTTTATATCCAAGAGTCTGGAAACCCGAAACAATACTATTTCCATAGGGTTGGGCGGGGGTGGTGTAGTCTGAATCACCCTCAAACTGGTCTAAATCACGTCCCGCCTGAAGACCCTTAGCGAGTGCTTCATGGTTAGACTGACCTATCATAGAAGCATTAGATGAATTAAGGTCGTGTCCGACAACAGACCCATTCTGATAGAAGGGTTCGTGATTCATCATACGAGCGGTGGTGAATTGTTCCCGCTCCTTATTATGTTCTCCCGAAACAAAGAGAGACTGATATGCCTGAAAGTGAGCGTAATCCTCAACCTCACAAAGAGTCTTAGTTCCCACCTTAAGAACTGCTCTATCAATCAGAGAATGAATACCAACATTCGGAGGGAAGAAAGCACGAGTGCTTGATGCCGATTCTAAAGAAGCACTCAGGGTAATCTTAGAGTTAGAGTGGAGAATACCTTTATTCTGTAATTGGAAACGACAGAAAGACTGACTGAAAACGACACTATCCAAAATATCTGTTTCCACATCAATCTGCGTATTATCAGGGATAGTCCCTACACGGAGTAGGTCGGGGACATTAGAGGGAGATGGTCCCGCTCCCTGAGCAGTAGCGGTCGTATCGGGGGTTGCCCCCGCTGTCATAGTATCAACTTGAGAAGGTCCTGAATCCATAGTTTTTATACTATGAGTTATATAAAAGAGAATTAAGAAAAATTATAAAATATTTATGCGATTACCTGGATTCCAGAAGAAGAAGAAACCACGGTATTCTTACAGTGAGCGAAGAGATAGACACCCTGCGGGGAATCACTCGTAATATCTGAGGTCATCTGGAGACCGAAGGGAACATCAGCAAAGGAAACACCCTCACCCGAAATCTGGTCGTAATTCACACCCAGACCGAACTTAGCACCACCCTCAATAATCTCCTTCGCATAGACATACAGATTATCTGCTGGAGTATCCGGAGAGTAGTCCTCATAATAATTGTTGAATGGAGAAACATTAGTCCGCTCAATCTTAGTGAAACCCATAACAGCGTTCATGTAATTGCGGACAACCTGCGAATCCATAGTAATATTATCCGCATCATCTTTCTGTAGAGTATCAACATTATACTCCAGCGGGAATCGCTCACCTCCACGAGTGAAGATTAACTGTGAAATCTCCGCTGCCGTGCCGTCGGAGTTAGTCGGTGGAAGAGTCGCTGTTCCATCAAAAGCAAGGTTATTAATATGACTGGCGGGAACAAAATTAAGGAACACTCCCATACATTTTGAAACACCGAGGGGGAAGTTCAGAACACCGTTCCTACTATTAATAGTGTTAAACATAGAAGTAATAGAATTGTATTCAAAGACATTCTGCGTCTGGGTCATAATGCGAGACAACTGGTCAGGAGCAGGGGTAATAACTTCACAGACAAGTTTCACATCGCTGAGTTGATAGAATGCTCCACTAATACCCGTCGTCAAAGAAGAGTTGGAGAAGAAAACATTACTATCAGGTGAAAGGTGGATACTAATATCAAGACCACCAACACCCCATGCTCCCGAGAGTGGGATAGGTTCCGTGCCGTTCAGAAGTCCGCAAACAAGAGGACAGCAGAAAGCATTACTCGTGGTGAGTTGCGAAGGATTCTCAACAACACCTCTCTGCTGGAGAGCATAGTTCATATCAATAAGAGCAGTCTCATTAAGATGCGAGATGCCATCCTGTAGAGAACTCGTCACCCCAAGGTAAGAACTCATCATACGGGGATAATGACGGATAGTCTCAATACTCTGTGCGGTCCTCTGCGAACTAATGTGAAGTTCATTAAAGCACGAATAAACTCCGAGTTGCTCGTTCATACGGAGACCCGTAGCACTTGTGGAGATTGCTCCATCAGATGCGAAGCATGTGAGTTTTCCAGTAAGTCTTAGAGACTGACCGATTAAATAACGTTCCTGTTCTCCAATTATGAACTGTATTACGGGTTGTCCGTTCTTGAATGATAGGGTGCCGTCCGAAGTGATATTAGAAGGTATGATTTCTAAATGTTGGTTTGAGGACATATCTATAGTTGTTTATACTATAGTTCATAAAAAAAAGGGTAAAAAATAATTAGTAAATATTTACAAGATATAAAGTTTATATTTCAATAGAGATAGCATCTCCCTTGACGACAATCCTGCGAAGGTGGGCGACCCAGTTCATCCATAACTTATTCTTTGCGGATTCCCCAGCAATAGGAGCATCATACTGAACCTGTAGAGAGAAATCACGACCTCTCAAATCAACCACGCCATCCTGTAGAGTTAGTGCCCTACCGATACAGAAGTTCTCCCTAAACTTAGAGAATGATAGGGGTCTTATACCGCCCATAGCAAGTGCTTTCTCAAGTTCAATAAGAGGTTGCTGTTCTATGGAAACCCTATCAGCAATTCTCTCACATGAAACAGGACGAGTCGGATTCAACTTGCCCTCATACAGAATCTGATAGTTATTAAGTCTATCAACAATACCCACTAAACCCGAGCGAGTGGAGCGTTTCTTGTATAACTCTTGGAATCCATCATCCTCATCTCCATACTCAATAAAATAAGTTCCCGAAGCATTCATCGCTTGTTCTGGAGTGTAGGTGGAAGAATCCGTGGGAATCATAAAGACCGCCTTTGCTCTTGACTCATTCACGGGAAGTCTAATATTCGCAACAGTATCACCCGCTAACTGCGAATACTTGTAATTGGTGTAAGACAAGAAATCATAATTGAGAGTTCCACCCTCCTTAAGCATACTCATCATACGACCCTTGAATCCATCAGGCATCATAACCTGCTGAATGATAAGTTCTGTATCACTAATCGTGTAAGATGGTTTATAGGTGGTAGTTCGTGGGTCTTGTGCGAGAACAGCATCATTAATATCAACATCTTCTCCTGTAATAGATGCCAGAGCAGAACTGACTGTAATCTTAATCATATCCGGATCCACGCCAGTATCATAATCTATAGATGTAATATGACTCTGAGAACCATTTGCCCCTGCCCCAAATGCTGAAGCAACAATAGAAGCACTATCTCCCGTAGAACTCAGGACAACATTCTGACCGACAACAAAGGGGCAATTACCGACCACCCCACCAGCACCCTGCTGATTATCACGTCTAAGATAGAAAGAAGTAGCGGAACCACTCAGGGTCGGGTGAGTTAGGGAAGAACTAATCTTACCTGATGTAGCAGAACCCGAACCATCAACACTCATAAAGAGTGGATTGGAGAGTTGAGAGCGGTGCTGAAGGGTCGTATCCAACTGTCTGAAAACATTCGTGTTGGACTCAAGGATAATCTCAATAATGAGACCCTCGGTAAGCATACTCGGGAAAACACGCTCCGACTGGAAAATGCCCGTATTCAAAGGGAGAAGACATTTAACCTTCTTCCTATTTTCATCGGTGTGAGACGCACTATCACTCGTCTCACCGACAGCATCATTCTCAAAGTAAGGATTGTTTCGGCAATCATTCGCCTGTTGTTTCAGGACACCATGAGTGGAGCGACACGCAGGATTGTAAATAGCACATCCCTCAGTAAGAGCACGTTTCTTCTTGTAATTATCATTCGTCTCATAATCATATTTGAGAGCAGTAAGAACGTTGTAGTTCTGAAACTCCTCTAAAAGAATGCGACCAGCACCACCCGAATAGATTCGTAAATCACGGATAAGAACCTGACCGCCCAGTTCAGCATCAAGTAGAAGTCGTCTCGCACCAGCAGAACCACCAGACCCCGTATCCAGCGGGTCTCCCTTTATCTCAACGTCAAACTTGAGATAAGTCTCCTTCGGTTGAAAGAAGTCAATAGACGGCGGAACATTTATCTGGACCTTCTGTCCGGCACTATAATTGAGTCCGAACTCGGCGGGGACAGAGATTTTCTTCTGAGCAACAGGTATTAAGTCTTTAGATTCCCAGAATGAAGTAGTAGGCATTATTGTTTATAATAATACAAATATAAAAGATATAGTTCAAAAATAATTTTAAAAAGTGTTTATGCGATAGTCTGCTGATGCTGAGATGCGACCATTCCTGTCGCCGCCCAAGCGGGACTCGCTGATAGAGGTTCTTGAGAAGGCGGTTTAGAATCAGTTGAGATTTGTTTCTTATCATCCTGTTCTGCTCCTACAGTTCCCGCCACCGCACTAAATAGATTCGTAGCGAGAGCAAGTGGAGCAAGAATAGGAACAGCGATACTCGCCATGTCAAGTGCCGCTCCCGCCATAGAGGTAATATTTCCTGCCTCTGACCAACCACTCTCTCCCTTTTTAAATACGTGTCCTGTCTGGACTAAATTAGTGATATCAGTTCCCGCAGATATAGCACCACCTATTCCACCGAGTGCTTTGCCTCCCACCTCTACACCCACTTCACTTGTGAGACCACCGACTCTGTTCGCAAGGAATCTTCCAACACCTCCCGCTTCACCGATTCCCGAGAATGCTAATTTATCAACGGTAAGTCCCTTTGCTAATTTACTACTATCAACAGCAACATCTTCAGCAGATGTCAATCCTACATCAGAGGGTTTGACAATAGTAGAGGTCTTCGGTAATTCACTATCTACTGTGAATCCCTTTTTTATTGATATAGAGGGGTCGGTCGTAGAGCGTGTTAAGAGTGATTTTGAGACAGGAGTAGCATCTTCAGAAGAACCAAGAGCACTTTTAAGATTTGCTTTTGTTTCACCTATCAAGTCTCTCCCTGCCATAGACTTTCCCGCCATCACACCCTCAATCCCTCCATAACTATCAAGTCCTACCTTTTCTTCAGTATCGGTTCTCTTCTTTTCCTTATCTGTTGTGACAACTCTCGCTGCCGACTCAAGAGCAATCCCGTTTGAAGCAATCCTATCACTATTCTGTTCTCTCGCATTTTTTGCGAGTTCATTTCCAATCCCAACACCAGCAGAAAGAGAATAACTATCCATGTTTATATGTTCGTTTATAAATAATTTTACAAAGAATAATTATTAATCTTCTTCTGAATCACTACTCTCATCAATAACCTCGTTGCCCTCCTCATTCATACCTCTCGCAACAACCTTCTCAAAATTGTGATACATAATCGGTGGATTTTCTTGGAGGTCCATGTAGCAGAAATCATATTTATTGGGGGTTGCTTTCTTATACAATTTCAACCAGTTCTTCTGTCCCCCAAATAAATCTCCATACTCCTCCGCAACATGCTCTAACTCTTTTTGATTAGGGAAAGGACTTCCAATAATAACGTCTGTGGCGTTCGCTCTTATAATAGGTGATACTGAACCTGTGAATTTCTGCGAACTTATCACCAATAATTTAATATTGAAATGCCTGTATCTTGAAGCAAGATGATTAATCATAGAGTTCTGTTTGATAGACCCTAAACAATCATCAAGAACAATCGCAATCTCAGGTTGGTCTTCTTTATCATATTTCTTTTGTGATTCAACTATCCCGTGTATTGTTTCATCAGAATAAAAATCGTGTGTATTACCTTCAAACGCTTTTCTCAAAAATCTACTCGTGACGTCATTCGCAATTGTATTACTGATAATATTCACCTGATCAAATCGTTCCTGAGCATCATAAAAATCTTCACGTAATAATAGATTGCTGATTAACGTGCTCTTACCGGTTCTTACAGGACTTATGAGAAGCAGTAATGAACCGCCACCCTCTCCCTCAATATTCGGTAAATGGGGATGAGGGGGTTTCATCTTGGTGGGTCGCGGTGCTGGGGGAACCACGGGTAAAATACTCGGTGCTTTTGAAAACTTATCCATTATATAGTATCTCAATATATTAATTCATATAATAAAATTATTTTAAGAACTGGTCCCACGGATTTACTGAGATTGCTTTCTGAACCTTTTGTTTGATTTCATTATCTCTCGCTTCTACCGCCTGTCTCTCCTTCTTCTTTACCTTCTCTGCTTTCCTTTTCCTATCATAACTCTCTACACCCTGAGCGACCGCCATCATCAAGTCCTCCTGAGTAAGGGACGGCATAATGGTTTGAGTCGGCGGTGGTGCTACTTTCTTCGGTGGTCTTTGTTTTTTCATAGTTTCAGGGATTTCATCATCACTAAGTTCATCCATAATTTCTTGATGTTGCTTTGCTTTCTTTTTCTCTTCTACTCTTTTTTGTAATGCTTTCATTTCATCACGTTCCTTCTTCTTCTGTGCTTTCACGGCGAATGCTTTCTTTCTCCCCTCTGCGAGACGCTCCAGTTGTTCGGGGGTCATCGGTTTCCTTTTCTTCCGTGGTTTCTTCTCCGCTTTAGGGATAACAGGTTTCACAGAGGGTGGTGCGAATACTTCATCATTCGTAAGTTTCATTCTCTTCTCAGGGAGTTCAGGGAGTTCAAGTTCCTCAAGTTCCTCTTCATCATATCTTTCAGAGACTTCCATTTCTACGGCGGGTGGAGGCGGTTCATCCTCTGGTGGCGGTGGGAGAGTGCCTTCAAGAGCGGGTGGTGCCTCAGGTGGGATTGCTTCTGGCGGGGGCGTAATATCAAAATGAGATTCCATGCTTTATAGTATGATATAGAAAAATATAGTCTTCTATTAATTCTAAAACTTTATTTCTTATATTCTTTGAGTCTAAGGTCAAATTTCCCATTCTTTCTCTGGAATAATCTGGTATATTGAGGATATCTTGATGATAGAAAAACCTTATCACTTTTCTCTGTATCATTATCTCTCCCGTCATCTTTACACCCTCCGTCCTGATAGTTCTTGGTCTTCGGAGCAATCCAATTATTCTTCAATATCTTTCCATCTCTAATAAAATGTAAGATACAATTTTCAAAATCTTCTGAGTAGTTGGTCTCTAAGACAATATCCTTTCTGTTAAACCTGAAACGTAGGCAACCGAGCATATATCTCAGGTCAGATGTATATTGCTGACAACCTGACATAAACATAGGATTTACGACCTGATATGTTCCTCCATAGGAAAACCCTTCCATAGACATTTTAAATCTCATCTCTTCAACAATCCCCTTGAAATCATTTACGGAGTTTCTAAAATTATCATATAAATCTATTAAGTCATCATCAATTTCAACAAGGAAAGTATCTTCATCAAAAGTTTCAGTAATAAAATTGTGGGTGCGTCCAATCCCCTTTACATCTGTGATATGAATATTTATATCTGTTGCTCTATCCATATAATCATTTAGATAGGGGTCATCACTTCTCAGAAATAAATGAATATCCTTATCATCAACCTTATGTTTTTTTAGGAAAGCATAAGTTTGGTCTTTAAAAATTAGAGGTCTTTGATATGAGGGAATAATATAAGAGGTCATTTATAGTTGATACAGATAAAAGTTATCATCAAAATATTTTAAAAAGTTATTTCTGTTTGACATGAAAGACAACAATAGTATCTCCAATAAGGTCATCTACGACCCTTTCATTTTTATCACAGATTTGGACTTGTAATTGGTTCAGCATAAATGAATCGGTGTTGTTGAGGTCTATGTATGTTTTTTCCGAGACTTCAAAAAACAAATCACCGAACTGTCTTCCATCATTTGTGAAACGAGGGATATGATACAGCATTTTAGAGATACTATTCTTACACGAATTGTATGTTCTGTGATTGAGATTAGAGATTCTTACGAAAGCACTATTGACCTGAAACTCAGGAGTATCGGTGCTGTTCCACGTTATTTTATTGAGACCCGTAAGAGTTCCCAGACTCTGGTCTAAAACACTAATATCAGGGAATCCTAATGGTAGTGAGAAATTACACATATCTGAGAAATAGTTTCCGACTTCTTGGTCTCTGTGAGATGGTGGAGTTGTATCCTCAAGAACTAACAAGTGTTCGTAAGCGATTCCCCCAGATGCGTTTGTTCCTTGAAACGTAATTGTTTCAGTAGAAGTATCATCTTCTGGGAGAAGTTGTCCGTATGCTGAACTATCAGGGGGTTTGATAAAGAATCCGGGTCCCCTCTGTCCCCATGAAGGTTGCTGTCCTTTGACTGCGTGGTCGCCCGTGACCCCTTCATCCACTTTCATTAATTTAGTTCGTGAAACATAATTCGCATAGGGAGATGAACCGACTGTATAAGTTCCCCCGCTCATATCTGTAGTGAAGTATCCTGTCAGAGTAGGATATTTGTATGAGTTTTTACTGAGAGAATATGTATCAAAATTAGAGATTGTGAGTGTTCCATTCGCTAAACATAATTTAGGATATAGAGCACATGTAAAATCTGTAGTCGGTTTGAATACCCGAGAAGCATTCGCATTTTGACTTGAATCAGAGAGAACAATTGGAGCACCACCACCCTTAGTGAGTTGGCACTTCACTTCTTCTCCGTCCATAATAAACTCTATCTGAGTTGTGACCCCACCATTAATAGAAGCATTTGTGACGGCGGTCGCAACCTGACCCGCCCCTCCGAAATAAGTTATTTCGTGGAGTTTGAAACTGTTTGGGACAAGTGTTCCTGTAGAGTCTTTTAACTGACATCCCTGATATAAATAAAGTTTTCCACTCGTGCTCTGTCCGTCCTCCGCATCAAAGACCGCAACATAATCATAGTAGTGAGGGAGTTTAGTGGGTTCCTTAATAAACTCTAAGGGAGCATTACCGTGATTCTTTCCAAAATCGCTATCATTATTGGTTTGGATAGTGGGTCTTGTGAGACCTATCGCCCAAGAAGCATTCGTGAATCCACCTTCTCCATCACTAATAGAAGCATTCGTGAAATTAACGACCATCGCTGCCCCGTGAGTGGGAGAAGGTGCTGACCCATTTGCGAGGGGGAAGTCAGTCGCAATCCCGCAACATGCTCCATCAAAGATAGTTCCATCTGTTCCACCTGTTCTCGTAAAAACACCTCCAGCGAGTGTGAAACTGGAAGATTCAGGGGTAGAACCAATCGGTGCCAAGTAATCAGCGATAGACGTTGTTAGACTTGCTGACCTGTTTGTGAATTCACTCCCATTCTGTTCGGCACTAATATTATATCCCCTAAAATCACTTCCAACTAAAGATGTGCTGACAGAAAAATTACCTGAGACTGCTGGAGAGACACAGGCATCGTTTAATTGGGTCTGAAGTTCTGTAGCGAGTTCTGTTCTATCATATGCTCCACGTGGAACCGAAATAAGAGTAGGTCTGCTCGTGACGTCAGTCCATTTGAGAGTGCTTCCAAGAGGTCTTCCAAAATAATACAATAGTTCCTCGCCTTCAGTGAATTCGTAGGTCTGCTGTCGTGATACTTTGACAGACTGGACTGCGATTTGTGAGTTCGGTTTAACTTCCAGAGGAGACGTAAGATGATTGTGATAATCAGCAGGGTTCTCTATCCCAATACGGGCACTCAGTAAGCGACCCGTTGAGTCAGCGTCCTTATAGTCATCCTGAGTATTACTTGTGAATATTAGCGACATATTTTATAATATCATTTATATAAAAAAAATATATGATTAATTTAAAAAAGATGCCAAAGAAACTGAAAGCACGAAAGGTCCCAAGTCTTCCCGCCAATCACCATGATGCCCGAACACCGTCAGTCTTCAATCTCCCAAAAGCAGTAGAGAAGGATTCCAAAATAAAAGCAAAGGATGTCTTTGAAGGATATACAGCAAAAAAGAAGAAAAAATAACTATTGAGTGCTATTATATCATACTCATCTCATACCCCACAGGTT